AGTAACTGTGGCTATCCGAACTGTGCCACTGATCCCTGTTCCAGTGACAACCATACCAACAGTGAGTGTTCCTGAGTTGCCATCCACGGCCACACTGGTCGAAGAGCTAACTGCGCCGTTCACATCAGCGGTAGCAGTAGCATCTTTGCCTGTGTATGTAATGATCTCATCGTCAATCGTTACTGAACCAGCGGAAGGAAAGGCTTCTGCGTCAGCTAAGATCAACTCTGTGTCACCCTGCGCGAAAGTTACCGCCACAGTTGTGGTCGATTGCTTCCATCCCGCCGCGTTGACTTGCTGGCGTGTATAGTTAGCGTCATCTGTGTCAACCTGTACTTCGGTGACTTTCTGACCTTCCGCATTTGTTGCTGCGGTTGCCAAGCCGACATAAATACTATTACCCGGCGAAGCAAAGGAAAGAGAATCATTTTTGAACAAGTAGTCCAGAACTCTCCTTTCCAGATAGGTGGTTGCTGCGTTTGATGTTGCCATCGTTCCTTACTCCTGTTTAAGTGCGTGGCCTATCAGGTAGACCTCTCCTGTAGGCATCGCTATTCTCTCTAGCTTCAGCCAAGTCTTTTAAGCGCTGTATTTCTTGTATAAACCTCTGTTCATACAACTGCATCATATCCTGCTCGCCTTTCATGTAAGTATACGCTTCAACAAGCGAACCGTAAAGAAGGGCGTTTGGAGCATTCTCACTGAGCCAGCTTTTGTCTGGATCAGCACCCGCTGTTATGCTGGCTGGGCGATAATAATAATGCAGTTCAACGTCATAAGCCAGATTTGGGGTTGGGCTTAAAATAAAATTATTTACATCGAATATTCCATAATAACGTGGCGTTTGATTACCGGTGACAGAGTTTTCGTATTCTTGCAGGAAGTTCACATCCTTCATCTCAAGAAAATCTTTGTAATTAGCTGTTGTGATTTGCAGTGAAAAAGGGGCAAGATAATCAGTTGGAACTGAAAGATATGGATCGCCAACAGTTAACTGTGATGTAGCGTTTTTGCGGAAAAGCTCTAAATCAACAACAGTAAATATACGGTCTTCTGCACCGCGAATGAACAATGGAAGATTGCTTACGAAAGACGTTTCTGTGTTGTCCGTGAAATCCTGTATTGCCGTTTTTAGCTGTGCGTAAGTAAAACTCATTTATACCACCAATGTTACAGGGCCAGATGTAGCAGAGCCTCCGCCACCTCTTTTTCCGCCTTCTGTTGCTGTACCTGAATTAGCAACAAATGTATATCTATCTGCGCTCACAATTGTAATAGCGTTTCCTGAAGCATACTCAATGTCCGCTGCCAGAAATCCATCAAACGGATTTACGCCACGAAATCTTACTATATCTCCGCTTGTTCGTCCATGAGACTGCTCAATAACGGTTATTACGTTGCTGCCAAGTGAACCTGTCAAGAAAGGGTTTAAACCTAACAAATGCTCAACTTCTGGCGCGACCCTACTATCTGGTCTTGGGTCTCTTAGCGCCTCCGCGTCAGGTGGGTGCCTTGTGACTTCTAACTGCGGATGCTTTTGCTCCCACTCGTCCTTGCCCACAAGAAGACCGTTCCATTCTTTTCGCATATCACGCAAACGATAACGGAAACCAGATCTGTCTGATATTCCATAAGCGTCTTTGCCGGAAGCGAACCTCGCCATAGTTAAATCCTGTAATACTGAAGGTTAGGAGTCACGTTAAACGAAGCCCTGTCCCTGTCCTCTGACTGCGCTCTGTCAAATTCTTCATCATAAATAGCCTTCAAAACTTGAATGCGGTCAGGAGCTTTTTTGATTGCAAGGTAGTAAGCAAGTCCAGCAGCTAGACATGGATAAAATCTAAATGGCATTTGCAGTGTATTGTTGTAATCATCAGCATCATCCATTCTGGTCAAACAGTCATATACGATAATATCAGTGCTGTTTTCAGGCACAGGCCACAGCTTTATTGCTGGCGTTACTTGACGGTCTACAAAAAACTGAGTTGGTCTGGCTTCTGTTGTTTTGGACGGAATAGACAAATACTCATCTCGGCTAACCCTGTCCATTGAGTAATCTGTCCCGCCCCTGCGCAATGAGGCCGACAGAACATCAATTACATCTGCACCAAGAGTGTAGTTTCCAGTCCCCTGAACAAGAGCCAAAGTGCGCTGTTCAATTGTCCACTGATTTAGGCCACGGTTTGCCCAGTCAGCAAGCATTAGGTTTAAAGACCTGCGGGCTGTTTTTAGGTCATATCCAGTGCGAACTTCAAGACCGCAGCGCTCAAAGGCTTCTTCGATGTAATCACTTACATCAAGCTCAAAGTTAGTAGAACCAGATACGGCCATTTACTTTTTCCTCTTTAAAGACTTAACGCGCCTCGGCTTTCCCGCTGGCTGTCCTAAACGCTTTTTCTGCGCTATTCTACTACGCTTTTCGGCTGCTGTCATCTCTCCGCTTGTTTTAGGGGTCTTAGAAGACACGCGCTTGGAGGGGCGGCAATATGGAGTACCCCGTTTTTCTCCTTTGCTACGCCCACACGCTTTCCCCGTGCGAACATCCTTCCAGTCCTCTTTGAACCACCTCTTGAGGGCCGCTCCCTTTTTAGTCTTTCGTACTGCCATATCTCATCCATACCTACAACACAGCTATAAACAAATAAATAAACAAGCCAATAGACATAAGCACAACGCCAGCGACAAGAACTATCTGCTTCATCATCTCTTCAAATTCTTTAGCTTCTTGCAGCTTTCTTCTGCGTTCAGCCGCCGCTGCTTCTTTTGCCTCCTGCATTCTTTTGGCTCTTTCGGCAACAATACCCTTCCATGTTCCGTGGCCAAACCTCATGTCAACTAAAGTAGCTACTTCTTGTAGCTTTTCCGCCGCAATCTTAGCGTCTATAATCTCTTTAGCAACAGTGTCTACGCCAAACTGATCGCCTAAACCGCCACCGGCCTTTCGGTTTCTGGCTTGTTGCGCTTCTTTTTCGCCGCGAAACAGATCATCAATTTGACCGGCTATCTGACCTATATCTTGTACAGTGTTAATGTTGCTTTTTATGAATTCTACGGATTTTTGCACGAGAGCAATTCCGGTTAAAACTTCAGCTATCATTTACCGCTTTTTGGTAGCCCTGCCCTTGCTGCCTCCTTTCTTTGATTTTGTCCCCCAGTTTTTAGCGCCTACCTTGCGACATTTAGCCAATGCGCCAGACGCATAAGCAGACGGCCAGACCTTGTACCTAGCTTTTACCTTGCTGTAACAAGCGTCTTTTTTAGAGCCGCCCTTACTTGTTTGTTTGGACATAGAACTGCGCGAGATTGCCATTTTTTTTCTCCAAAAAATCATCCCACAGGACACTTAACATCTTGTGGTTTTCTTCCACTTTTATAGTAATCACAGCCGTGTCTGTCTTTAAGTCAACAACATTGTTACCCACCCAGTATAAGAAGGTAACTAATACACCAATGATTGCTGTGCTGAGTACACCAGCGATTGCTAAAATAATCTTTTGTTCCATTGTTAGCATTTCCACCTCCGTCTAGCTTGGCGCAAACGGCTATTTGGATCCTTCGCTGCCTTTGGAAACTTTTTCATCTGGCCAGCGGAGCGAGCGCAAAATGATTTACGGCGCTTGGCATCTTTGCTCCCCTTTTTAACCTTTCCGGTCACTGCCGTCTTCAGCTTGCTTCCAGGATTCTTTTTTCTATAGGCTTTAACGCCCTTTTCTGTCATACCCGCGCCAGACTTGGTTTTGCGATAATTGCCGCCCTTACCTGTGGTTTTACGAATAGGATTTTCTTTCTTACGAGGCATTAAGACCACTCCTCATCTTTTATAAGCATGGCATCAAAAGCGGCTGTACATCTGGCGTTGTTACTGCGTACTGAAGCGCGGATATCTATGTCAGACTTTTCTGGAAGAGCAAAAGGCACAGCAAAGGCGTAGAAATATTCAGCAGACGCAACCTCAAAAGTATGCGCGATACGGAATGCTGACTGGCCACCATATCTTACAAAGAAGTCACCCGTAGCATCTGCCCCGTCCTGAACGCTCATAACGCCCTGTGATATGTATGCGGTGTACCCAGCAGGCACAGTATACACCCCCATAAGGGTTTGGCCTTTATCAGCCGTGATTCTTGCTACAGTTGTTGCGCCTTTTTTGATGTTAATGTCGCCGAGATTAATTGTTGAGCCGTTGTGCATAAAAGATCTGTACACACGGATGAAGGATTTGGTCGTTGCGTTGCCAGTGGCCGCTGTCAAAGTGACATTCTCGCTGATTTCATTGTAGTCAGCATCAAGGCCAATAACCGTAATAACTTTGTTAGCGTCACCAGCATTGGCGCGATCTACTGTCAGTGTGCCAGCGCTTGAAAAAGCTGACCACGGATACAACGTATCGTTTATGTCCCAAACTGTGCCTGTGGCGTTAATAGACATGGCGGGAACAGCGCCAAACTTGTGGATAGCAGAGTGACCCGGAATTTCTCCACGGGCCACCTGTAGCTCAAACGGCTCAGATGTTCCAACCTGTGTTATGGAACGGAAAATAGCCATTCAAACCTCTATGACAAAAAGATTGTCAGTTCGTTGTTTGTGCCTGTGAAAGCAGAGATATACGCACCTTCTGTAGCAAGAATGCCATCATCTGGAATGTTTAGATGATGAATTCCTGTAGGGAATGTTTGCGTAATCAGTGTTTCACCAGACGCGCCGCCGTTTTTAATTGTAAAAGCGCCAGCCGCAGCCGCATAAATCACAATCTGACGAATGCGAGCGCGAGCGGGGCCGACTACGGCAGCGGATGTGCCTTGCGCCCAATTGTAGGCTTTGACTGGTCCAGCCATTTAAGCCTCCTGTTTAGCTAAGTGCCGCGCCTACAGCAGTAACCCAAGCAGCGCCTGTGTTAATAACAATACAATATTCATTGTCACCAGCACCATTGTCGCTAACCATGTAAACGGTTCCAACAGCAACGTCTGCAAAAGCTGGCAGATTGGCGGTAGTTACAACGGGGATCTGAAAACCGGCATTTGAACGAACCGGTCCTGAAAAAGTAGATAGAGCCATGATTATCTCCTGTCGTGGCTAGTGTCAGCCGCACCATGCGACTGTCAGGGATAACTTATTGTACAACAAAAAAGGGCGGCTGAATAGCCGCCCCTTTCCGTATAATTGTTCGCTTATGCGCCCGGTGAACCGAACACAGCGCGTGGGTCGCTGTAGCCGAAGCTGTAACGCTCACGAGCCTTAAACCGCATGTTGCCTGAATCGAAATCAGCCTCCATGTTGGTTGAAAGCGGAGTACGCTCAAAGTGCTTGAAGCCGTTTGGAGCGTCTGTCTTGATGAAGAACGCATCAGGGTCTGTCAGGAAGTGGTTAATTGTGTAACCCTCTGGCAGCATACCCATGTTGCGGATTGCGTTTACATCGTTGTCGGATGTACCAACGCGGAGTGTAGACTCAAGAAGACGATCAGCAACAAACTGAAGCTGTGGTGGAACAATCAGTTTCATGCCACGAAGAGCAATGATCATGTTCCGCTCATCAACGAATGTTGAGATGTCAATTAAGGCATTCTCAAGTGAAGTTTCGTTGAGGTCAGCAGCAGTTGATGGCTCGTTGCGGAATGTACCGCCGCCAGCAAGTGGGTGAGCAGTAGAACAAAGCTCAACGCCGTCACCACCAGTGAAGGTGGCATTAAATGCGTTGTTCAGTGTTGAAGCAGCTTTAACTTGCTTTGTGTGAGCCATTGAACGTGCGAGTGCGCGTGTGTAACGTGCGCCCAGACGATCGTACAGGTTGTCTTCCATTGCTTCTTCAGTCAACGCAAACGCAAGAGCGATTGTCTCATGCGAGTAACGTGCTGTGTAAGCCTCTGAGGCGTTGTCAAAATTGACGCCAGCGCCTTCAGCTTTGGTTTGTGCATTTCCAAAACCAACGAGCATTACCTCTTCTTCAAATGCACGATCTGAAGATTCGGTGTCGTAGATTTCGGCATGCTCGGCTTCGTAACGATCGTATTCGATTCCGAATAGAGCGTTAAGGCCGGGTTCTAGCTCTTTCGCTAGTTGTGCGCGAGAAATAGCCATTATTCAGCCTCCTTATGCC